CTGATCCATTTACGCCAACTTTAGCCTGTAAGGCTTCCAAGGCATCATTTACATTTCCATGTAGTGTTGCGTGTCCTGCTAAGCTATCTGTTGCTGCTGGATTAGATAAATTATCTAAACTTGCTGGGAAATTAGTTGCCAACTTCGCCTCCGTCTAACAATGTAGCGTTTGAAGCAGAAACATTGTCATATGTTGAATTTGGAGCACCGCCATCAAGTCCTATTATAGCAGGAATTGTTTCATTGACCGACGCTTCATTGTTAATATCTTCTGTGAATTTAATTGTTTCTTGTATGTCTATTGTATGTACATCCCCATCGTATGCATGTGTATGCATGTAAAAAGGGGTGGGATCGGTAGAACCAGGAGTTAAATCAACCCAAACTAAGCCATTATAAATTTTTATGTTTTTACTTGCTACATTAAAATAAACATCTCCAGCAGAGCCAGAAATAGGGTCTTCATCTAATGTTAGAAGATTTAATAATGATTTAAACTTACGAGCCACTATTAAACTCCTATCCGATTACTACTACTCTATATTCTCCAGCTGAAGGTGCTACAGCAAATTTAATAGTTACTGCTGATGTTGATGTATGCTCAACATCTGCTTCTATTTGTGCATATGGAGAAGCAACTTCGTAAATTTGCACAACTACATCTTTTGTTCCCAAATTATGAGTTATTGTGTATGTTGTGGCTGATGTGCTAAGTGTAGCTTTATATTTTCTAGTGATTTCATGATAGTTTGTGCCATCATTTGTTAATGTCCACTGATCATCAGTTTCATTCCACAAAATTTCTACATCTGCAGAAGTGCCACGATTTACCTTAAGTCCAGAATCAGTTGAAGGAGCGCCAGTTTCGTTTGTATTTAAAACAACCTTATTGTCAACAATATTAACTTCTGTTGTGCTAATAGAGTTAATTGTTCCTTGAACATCAAGGTTTCCGCCAATTGTTAAGTTACCAGTAACATTAACATCATCTGGCAATCCAATTGTTACGGCAGCATTTTCAGAACCAGAACCAGATACTGTGATTTCTCCAGCAGTTCCAGTGATTGTAGCAACATAGTTACCAGTTGTATCTGTACCTAGCGCTACGGAGTTTGGCTGAACTGTTGTTGTTATATCAACATTTTGTGTACCATCAAACGATACTGAACCGACTACATCTCCAGATAGAGATATAGTTCTTGCTGTTTGTAGTTTTGTTGCACTTGCGGCATTTCCAGTAACTTCACCAGTAAGATTACCAGTAATCATTCCTGTTACATTTACATCCGCATTAACTTGAACATCATCATTAAATGTAGAGGTTGAGTCAACACTTAATGTGTTATTTATATCGACAGCACCATTTAATGTAGTACCGCCACCTACTGTTAATGTGCTATCGAGTGTCGTAGCACCTGTCGCATCTAAGGTGCTATTTACTTGTACTGGATTATTAAATGTTGCAGTTCCATTTACAGTTAATGTATCCTGTAATGTTGAAGAACCATCAACATTTAATGTTGAATCTAGATCTACTGCACCAGTTACGTTTAGGGAGTCGTTAACTTGAAGTGGATCATTAAGTGTTGTTTGTCCAGTTACTGTAAGAGTTCCGCCTACGGTAACATTTCCAGTTGCATCTAATGTTGCTGCATCAATATCTGTAACATCTAAGGTAGATGGTAAAGATAAAGTAGCATTTCCATTTACTGCTTTAGTTACCGTTATTTGATTTGATGTGCCAATAATATCAGCAACATCGTGTTTGTGATCTGCTCTTGCTACATAAGCTGATGTACCATGATCAACAGATTCACCAAATTTTAATCTAGTGGTATAGTTGCCAGCACCAAAATCACCAGATGCTGTTAACCATTCGGTTCCATTCCAAAAATAAAGTAAGTTGTCGTTTGAATCGTAATAAATTTGACCAGTAACTGGGCTACTTGGAGCAGCTCCTAAGTTCTGGATTCTGGCATTGAGTAATTCGTTTTTATTTAGGTCAATGCTAACCAAAAATTTTCTTGCCATCATTCACTCCCTTTAAGACAGATGCGCTGTCCCTGAAAAAGGCTGTGCCATTTTCAATGTAATTGTATTAAGACTATTATAGTCTATTCCCGTTTCTAATATGTCGCCGCCGCTTGACTTTACTGTAACATTTGGGTGGAACCCCAAATTATGGTTTATTTCTATCGAATAAACTCCTAAAACTGGTCCAGTAACTTGAGCTAGCTCCCAGGAATGGGTTAAAGATATTTGTTTGTCTAATATAAAGCTATTACTTATGTTCCAGGTGTTTGTGTCAGAGTCTTTTGGGCCCCAAAACCTAGTTGTTAATTTGTCAAAATAAAAATCTCCTGGTACCCCTAAAGTGTTTGAAGGATTTCCTTCTCCACTTATAATCGTTCTTCCAGGTGCACCAGCAGCCCTAACTACAACTAAAGGATTATTCTCATTAACAATTAATTTTGTTCCCATTAAATTGTGACTGCTCTATTGAGAGTCATATACCCCTCTAAAAGTCTTGTTTTATTAACACTTGGATCTATTAGTACCAAATCATATGCTGATTTGGGGTAAAACATTTTGTTTGTTCTATCGGCTGATATAGCTATAGATAATTTTCCTTCTGTTGGGCTAATTACTATTCCGTCATCTTCTGTAAGTGTAAAAGCTAACTTTTTCCCACCCTGTACATCTCTTACTTGCATTTTAGCGGTATGGCTATTAAGTTGTATTGGATTCTCATCTTCATCTAGATAGAGAACCTCAAATGTAAAAGTTGAATTTTGATCAACCTCAAAATTTTTTTGTGCAGCCATTTATACCCCTAAAAAAGGAAAACTCCCATGCTTAATTTTAGCATAGGAGTAATCCTAATCGACTATTAAATTATGCCTTTTTGGTAAATCCAAAAGTATTCTCATTTGGATTTAATGCTTTAAGAATAACTGGCAAGGTTGCTGCTATACCACCCTTGATTAAATCTCCTGGGTCTGTATTTCCAGTCATATATAAAGCAATGGCAGCGCCTAAGAAATGGCGTCCATAGCTTGCTAACGCTGCTAGAATTTTTTCTTGCATTGTTACCTTTCCATCATTATTAAGATCTTGATTCATAAGATCCTCCTGTTTCTGGGCCTTGTGCCCAGGAATTTGGGGCTTACCCCAATATTAATTGTACCACTAAGCAGAAATATCTACAATTTCACAATTACCGTCTGAGGTGCAAGCTAACGTTTGTGTTCCATTAGTTCCATCTTCTGTTTCATAAAATGATAAATCTTCCCATCTAATATTTGATGGCATTTTAGAAAACAATTCAATATATTCTGACTCTAATATTTCTTGATATGGGGCTTGCTTATAAGAATGATCTGAGTATGGCAAAAACGATATTCCAGAAACTTCATCAAAATGCTCCCAAACCCATGCACCTACCGCCATCCATTCATCTTCGTGTACAGAAACAGTAATAGACGGTTTATGCTCACACCACGCACGTTGATATAAAAGCCAAAGTTCCAAGTGTTCTATTGCAGTCAAATCTTTTCTAAATGTAGCTTTTACTGGAGCTTTTACTGGAAAAGAAAATACGTAAGTGTTATTTGGATTCATAAAATCATCTTCACAGGGGATGCCAATATCTTTTAAGAAATTAGACAGTGGGTCCTTTTTATCGCCACGAACTGTACGAATATAATATTCAGAATGCCATGGATGCATTCCAGAAGAAACTCCAGTTAATTGAGAAACTGTTCCAGATGGCTTAACACATGTCACTGCTGCTGAAGAATTAATTCCTATATGTTGAGCTTCAATTGCATTTGCTTCTCTTGCACGAGACCTCATTCTTTGTAGTAAGTGTTCAAGCTTTGTATAGTTATCTTGCTTTATATGATCAGCGTCAGAACATAAACCTATGCAGCCTTTACCACAAACAAACTCATTTGCTCCTCTTGCCTTTCCAGAAAATATTGCATTTCCAAATTGTCCAGTTAGTGAAACTCCTAAAAGTCTTTCCTCTTCTGTATTTTGTTTCCAAATATCTCTAAGATATTGAAAATCAGTCAACGTAGACTGCCAAGTACCTAAAATTGAAGCGAGTTGAACTTTTCTAGAAACAGACTCCTCATCGTCATTTTCACGTATGACAACCTCTGAAAGGTTACAAAATTGATACGGTCTTAAAATAATTTCAGAACATGGGTTTGTCCCATAATGTATGTTTGGGTCTCTGCCATATAAAGCCGCTTGCTTTTGTGCGGCTGCAACATTGTATATGCCACGTTCTCCAGATTTTGAGTCATAGAGATTTTTCCACTCTGTAATAAATTGTTCCATTGGTGGCTTTCTAGAATATGCCACCGAATTATTTGATAGAGCTCTTTGAGAGTTTGCTTCCCACCAATTTCCAGATTTAGCATGTGCCATCTCTATATCATTTATATTGGACAAAGATATCATTGCTGATCTTCTTACTCCGCCCACAACAACTACTTCTCCAATCTTACACATAATGTCATGACATTCTATTGGCTTAAGTTGTCTACCAATTGCGTTTTTTAAAGTTTTAATTGTAAAATCAAAAAGATTTATTAGGGGCTGTGGGCCAGAAGATCTCCCTCCCATTGTCTTTAATCTTGCACCAGCGGGACGCAAATTTGTAACATCAATAGATGGGATTTTTCCACTCCAAATAAATTCTAAAAGTTTTCTGTATGCATCTGCCCATCCAGTTTTAGAATCTTCAACAACTATTGTGTCGTCTACCTTTTCTAGTGTTTCTGGAACTGGCGGTAATTGGTTTATGTACTTATACTCTACAGAAAATCCAACTCCAGCACCACACATAAGAATATACATTGTTTCGTCAAAAGATCTAAGGCTATCTACTGGAAGATAAGAGCAATTATATCCAGCGGCATTGTCTCTTTCTAATGCTGCTCCCGCGGTCATAACAGCTCTCATCGATGGCATTACATTCCTTGAATATACTGCGTCTTTAAGGTTAGATAAAACAATTGGATCTGGGGTGTAATCAAATTTTTTTCTAAGATGATTTAGCATAAAATCAAAATATCTATCTACAGATTCTTTCCAAGCTTCTCTTCTTCCTTCTTCTGGAATCCACCTTGCATATCTAGATATAGCGATAAAATTTTCGTATGGATTTTTGATAACATAAGAAAACGGATTTTCTTCTACAAACTGCATAGGTTTTTCTTCAAAATAATCTGAAGATAGTTTAAATGAATCTAAATATGACATGTGACACCTTTTCCGCCCTGCGGCTAAATTTAAAATTAGTAAGAAGATAATTCTACCAAAGAAAATTCTAGAAGGGAAGTGTTTTTGTTTATTATATAGTAAATAAACTATAACATTATTAGTTAACTATAATTAAATTTTTTAGTCAACCAGCTTGACATATATTATAAAACAATGTTATTATTATAGTCCGTTATCTCTAATGGAGGAAATGCCAATGGAGAATATAAAAGAAAAACTTAGTGATTTAATACATCATTATGTTGCAATAGCGGTTGGTTTAATGTTTTTATTTTCTGGTACGCCAGTTATTAATACACCGCCAGCCAAAGCTCTTGAAGCTCAGCAAGAAATTGTAGAAATTCAAGATAAAAAAACAGAAGCAAAACTGAAAAGAGAAACGCTGGAAAAATTCAGCAATACTGTATATAAATCTTCAGAAATGTTAACAGATGATGAGTTGGTAAAACTTCTCAAGGCTGTCGGTTTTGAAGGAAACGCCCTTAAAATGGCGTGGGCCATTGCCAAAGCGGAATCCAACGGACGCCCTATGGCATACAATGGCAACAGGAGTACTGGAGACAGTTCCTACGGAATTTTTCAGATCAATATGCTGGGAACTCTTGGCACAGATCGTAAAGAGAAATTCGAATTGAGATCAAACGTACTTTTGTTTGATCCAGTCATAAACGCAGAGATAACGTATTACATGACTAAAGGCGGAATAGATTGGTCATCTTGGCCTAATTCTATACCAAAAGCAAAGAAATTGATAATTCAATTTCCAAAGTAGTTAGGAGATAAATATTAAGATACAGATAGTGTCTAAATATTTAACTCTTGCAAAAGAGGGTCTTGTTCCACAGATGGATTGCCCATTGGACCAAGGCCTTCTTTTTGCAAACTCGGACGGGGAAGATCAAATATTTGTATATTGCCTTTCTTGTAATTATAAAAAATATATTGGAATTCACTTATATAAAAATATGGAAGGATTAATAAATGCCGTTAAAAAATGAATTTGATGAAAATTTAAGAGCTAAAGTAGCTAAAAATATACCATGTGTACATATGCCTGGATTATTGCTAGCGGAAAGAGCCTTAATTGTAGTTAAAGAATATTTAGAAGAGTCAAAGTCTCGTGGGCTTATTACCATAGATGATGTTTTAGAAGACATGAAGGTAAAAAATGGAGAATCTGGAAACAACTAGTATAGAAGATAATTTGCCTATGGTAAATTATATAATGCTTCATAGAGTTTATGACATGCTTACTTTAGTTGCAAATTTATTGGCAAAAGATGAAGAGTCTAGACTTCAGATATCAAAAATGGTAGAATATCATAAAGAGGGTTTCTTGCTGGGCCCCTCCCCAGCGTTTAGAGCGGAAGATAAAGATGAATAAAGATAAAAATTCTGTCGTAGAATTAATGACAACGGTATATGAAGCAATGAATACAAGAATGGCACTTATGTCTGGAATGTCAGAAGAAGAAGCGGAAGAAAAAACAATACAATCTAGACCTGCGATAACTTATTATATGTCTGAAATATATGATCGTTTAGAGCAGAATGATTTATTTAAGTATGAATAAGTGATATAATTGTGTTATGCCTAGAAACTTTGCAAAAAAAATGTATGGTCCATATTTCCCATATGATCACGGGCGAAAACATCCTGATGAAGAATACAAACAGAAAGACATAGAAGTAAAAATAGAAAACTTTATTGTTAAAATAATAAACAAATTTAAAAAGAAGTAGTTTTAGTTGAGCATTAGCTCCTAAAGCTATGCACGTAAGTGCAGCAAGTCCCGAATGGATCCGCCTCTATTCGGGATTTTTGCTTTATATTTTTTTATGAATAAATCCAGAATATATTATTCTTTCGCCACCATAAAAATTCTTAACGCCATGTAAATATTCTTCATTTCCTGGGTGCACTATAATCCTACCAGATTTAGGTTTTACTGTAATATTTTTATTTGTATATACAGTTTCTCCGCCTTCAAAATTTTCTGTAAGATATATCACAAAACCTTTTGCAATTTTAACTTGTGCCTTTTTACATTCATTTTCACATTCAGTAAAACCTTTTTTTAAACAATCAGTACAACTTTCATAATCATCTTTATGAGGCCACATTAACCAGTCATGTGCCTCTTTCTGTTCTTCGTCGGAATAAATTGCTTCTGTTTTATATTTTATTAAAGCAAATGGGTTTTTTACATCAAAAAATTCATCATCATTATCAATAAGAGAAACAATTTTGTCACAATAGATGTTTTTCCAAATTTCACTTGATTTGGAATCATGTTTAAATAATATAGAAATTTGAGATGGCGTTCCAGCCATTTCATAATCAACTTCATTTTCATTTCCTATTGAATTTAAAAAATACTCTAAGTCTTCTTTAGACATAAAGTCATCTACATAAAATATATTTTCGTCTAAATATACTTTATCCATTTTTACCTCCATTTTGCATTTTATTATATATTGAGTCTGCTATAAAAATGTGCTTGCCTATGCCAAAATGTCTGCCATCTTGGGCGAACATAAAAAAATCATTTTTCACATGTTTATCGAATAGTGACACAAAATATTCATCTTTTAAATTATTTGAATTTATCATTTTATTATGAATTTCTAATGGAAAAGAAAAATACCCACCATATCTTTCTTTTAATAAATTATCTAAAACTGGATCTACTGCTTCCCAAAAAGACCATATGAAATCTATGCCGTGAGATTTACAATATTGCTCTAATATCGATATAAAAATATTATTATAATATAAAGCTAACTCTACAGGAAAAATTTCTTTTAAATCGTGAGGAGTTTTTGTAAAAGAAATTTTGTTTTTAGTTTCATTTAAATCGTAATCAAAATACATATCAGCAACATTAATATGTATCCCGTTGCAAGTTTTAGGACTACAGTTACCGCAATTGGGGCGAGGTTGTAGGGAACTAAAAACCATAGTATCAGAAATATATGGAAACTCTAATCTGGCAAACGCAAAAATTCCAATTATAAGTTTAGGGTTGCCATACTCTTTAAAGTAATTAAAAGCTTTAATAGTTTGAGATTGAACTGAATCTCCTGGAACAGCCAAATTATTATATGTTTTTTTAACTTTATTATGAATTAAACTTGGCCATAAATACTTTTCATCTAAAGATGTGCCCCATGTTTGAGAACATCCTAAAGTTAAAATTTCACTTTCTCCAAATTCTGGTCCTCGATAACCTAAAGAATTTACATTGTCATGATAAGCCTTATTAGAATTTACTGAAATAGTGTCTGGAGTATTTAATCTATTTAAATGATTCAAATCAATTAATGATTTTCTACTATTCATATAAGATTGAAATCTAGCTATTCTTTTCCCAGTATTCATCTCTTACCCACTATTTTTGTGTTGTAGATTTTCTCCCATTCAATAATATCTTTCTCATCATTGAGAAGAGGTTGCCCTTTTATATTTAGACTGGTATTTAATAATATTGGAACTCCTGTAATTGTGTACCAGTTTGATAGAACTTCATACAAGCCTGGGTGCTGTTCTCTGTTTACTGTTTGTACTCTTGATGTTCCGTCCTTATGAACCACAGAGGGAATCTTTTCTGGTTGCAAACATTCAACTGCATATTGCATATAAGGACTTGCAAAGTCCATCTTGAACCATTTAGAAGCATATTCTTCCATTACTACAGGAGCAAAGGGTCTGAACAGCTCACGCTTCTTAATTAAGTTTACTTTATCCTTGATATGAGGATCTCTTGGGTCTGCAAGAATGCTACGATTTCCCAACGCTCTTGGACCGTACTCTGCCTTACCTGATGCAACAGCTACTATTTTATCTCTAATTAATTCTGTAACAATTTCTGTAACTGGATATGAACCACCCAAATCATAACCAAGATACGGGTCTTTCCAGTTTACATGTTTGCCATACAACGCTGCAGCAGCACCCAAGGAAGATCCTGCATCACCTGGATTAGGCATAATCCAGACATCGTCAAACATTCTCCAAAGCATTGCATTGGCTGCACAGTTTAATGCACACCCACCCATAAATACAAGATTACGTTTCCCAGTAAGTTTTTGTGCCATTGCCATAAAATTAACTAATCTATCTTCATATACTTTTTGAACAGCAGCAGCGATATCAAACTGTTCTCTATGCCCTATATGCTCTCCCCAGTCTATAATTCCTTTATGAAAATTATATTTTTGTGTATTTATATCTGAAAAATATTCTTTAACTTTAAGATAATACCTCGTCCAATCGCCGTAGGCTGCCATTCCCATAAATATATACTCTTCTTCGTTTGGCTTCAATCCTACCAATTTAGTAAATGCAGAATAAAATAATCCAAAACTAAGTGGGTAGTTGTTTTTATAAACTCGTTTTATTCTTGATCCCTCGCCTATCCAGACGGTAGATGTATTGTATTCTCCAATTGCATCTAGGACTACAATGACTGCATCGTTAAATTTACTTGTATAATACCCAGCGCAGGCATGTGAATAATGATGATTAAAATATTTAACTGGCAAATTCATTGGAATATTTGGTTTCCAATCTGCAGCTCCGCCTTTTAAAAATATGCGAGATCTTTTTAGTTGAGGGTGTTCATAGTATGCTATATGTGTTGGTGTTCCGTAATTAAGCATATCTCCATAGATATCTTCATTGTTATACCAATCATTTTTCTTTTTGCTGTATCTTTCAGAGTGGGCGGCAAAAAGTATTTCTCCGTCTTTTAGTAGAGAAATAGAAGCATCATGTGAAGTTTCATTAACTCCTAAAATTATCACTAATAAATCCACTTCTCTTTATTTTTTCTTTTAAATATTTTTTTAAACTTATATAAATAATATCTAATTTTTATCATAATCATCTATTCTATATCCAGGTTTTCTGCTTACTCTTTCAAGATCTTCAAAATTATGAGAAATATTTTCAATATGGTCACTTAATGAGGTTCCCCATGGAATAAACCCTTGAGAGGGTCCCATTCTCCAAAAATGTGGAATGATATATTTCTGTCCATTTCTTGGCGCTCGAGCTTCATGTATAGTATCAATATCATTTGACTTGAACATCACAATACTTCCAGCTTCTGGTTTAAAAATGATGTCTAGTTCTGGAAAAATTAATTCTCCGCCTTCGTAGTCATCATTTAAATACATAACATATGAATGCTCTAAATCATCGTATGGGCAATCTATGTGAGCATCTCTTCCTTTGCCAGAATCATACTTGCCAATTACAAACCCAGGAGTTTCTAACCTTGGGTTAACAGACTCATCAATATTCATTATAGACTTGTATATTGAGGAACATTCTTCTAATGCTTTGTATAAAGATTCAAATACCCAATAATATATTTTATCTTTTCCGCTACCGTCGTGATTAGGATGATGTATAGATTTCCCTATACCATACTCCATGGATGACGTTTGTTGCTCAAAAGAGGTGGCGTACTTATTGCCCCACGGAACCCAATCTGTGATAATTCCATTAGTTGTATTTTCTATACAATCAATAATTTCTTTAGAATTAGGTATTGCATTTTTAAAATAGACTACTTTTCCATTAAATACTTTATATTCCATCATATTCATATTATATCAGAGCGCAACCTTAATCACCTGTGATCCATACCGAAAGGATTTATTCGGGATTTTTGTTATATATAAATCCTAACAACACAAACCTGTCGCCAGAGATAATTTTTTTTACTCCATGAGTGCATTCTTCTGATGTTTCATGAACTAAAATAGTTCCTGGTAAAGGCTTGAGAATAATATTTTTATTAGTATATACAATCTCTCCCCCCTCATAGTCGTCGTTTACATATATTGCATATCCATAAATTGGAATTTCATCATTGTCAGAAGAATAATTTTCTTTATCTGAATGTGGGTGAAATGCCCATTTGTCATCAGATTTTTTATATTTTGAGACTTGATCTGGCACATATATTCTTTCACTAGTTTTAGCTAGTGATAAAAATTTATCATTATACCTGCCGAATATCTCTTCTATTGTTTTATCTAAATTTATTTTTTTTGTAAGATGTATACTATGAGGCCAGATATTCCAATCGTCTTCTAACTGGCAAAAAGATAGTATGGGTTGTAAATCTTTTTCATCTATAAAATTTTCAATATAAAAAATATCTTTATCGAGATAAACCCTATCCATTAGAGATCTCCTTTATCTTTATTCTTGTTTTCCATGTAGTTTAAGTTTAGAACAATACGAGTATTTGTATCTGTTTGAGAGTATCCGCTATGCATAATACTAGAATCAAAAACTACTAGCCTATTTTCTAGGCTATCAACTTTTTTCCCACCTTCAAACATAGTGAATCCATTATTTGTGTTTAAATAAAATATTGCAGTCGTATGCTTCATTTTACTATCGGTGTGCATGCCACCTTCAATATGAACAGCAGTTCTTGTCCCAAGATTTGCTTTTACTCTAAGTATTTCTTCTGGATTAATTTTATTTATTAATGGCATAACGTCTGAATAAAAATTAGACTTTACTCCAACATCTTTTCTATACATTAAATTAAAAAATTGAAACTTATCTATTTCCTTTATTTCGTTGGGATAGGCTACGTTAGGACTGTAATACCATGGAAATTTTTCGTTATCTATAAAAATATTTTTTATTTTATTAAATTCTTCTTCATTTAGGTAGTTGTCAAATATTTCTATATTCATAGCACTACGCTTTTCTCTAAAGCTTTTTTGTATAGTTTGTAGTGTTCTTCTAAAGGCAAATTCTTAATCATTTCTAAGTGGCGGTTATACAAAGGATCTTTTTTGGATGTGACTGTTTTTCTTTTGTCTTGAGTTTCAATATGCCAAGCAGAATAGCTTTCAAAATTTTCATTGATCAAGGAAAAAGATTTACCAAACTTATTGCATAAAAAATGAGCAACTTTTTCTGTGTTATTAATAACATCTTTAAAATTAAAGAAGGTGACATCGTTTTCTAGCATTTCAGAGTAATGATCTAAAAACTGATTGCTCCTAAAGTCTATTTGAGAAAAATTTTCCATTATATTCATAGACACCAGAGATTCTATTGGGTCTCTTGCTATAGAAAAAACTTTAGAGTAATCTTTACCTGCGGCAGACTGAATCTCATACATTCTAGACTTAAAAAAATCTGCTGGAGTATTTTTATTTATTTTTACGTAGTGTCCGAAATCTATGTTTAGGTCAGTATTTAAATTTAAATACCATGATAGCCAATTTTTTCCAGACCTAGGAAATGTAATAAAATATGCATCTATCATTTTACTATCATATTTAAATAAAAAAGTGCGGCGGCGGAAGTGAGCCGAAAATTAGAAGTCATCATCATTATATTTAATTTCTGGGCCAAATACATTTTCTTTTGGAGTCCAACTACCTAATTCTATTCTACATAGATATATTTCCAATATTGTTTCTTTTACGTAATACATCAATATCCCTTATTTTTCCATATATGACTATCAAATTCCTTAAAAGATGCCAATAGGGCAAATCCCATTAATATGATGCCCATAATACATCCAATAAAGAAAGCTGTTGCCATATATATATTATATAATATCTTTATATTGATATCTGGGGATATTAGATTTTAGGAAAGCCCCCCTTTCCCCCCAATTGTAAAAATTACAAAAAGAGAGAAAGGAGGTTTATTTGTAGCTA